GTCTCACGCAACCTTTGCATTGCCTGTTTGTCACTTGACGACTTAGTAGGAGGGGCAGAAGTTCCTGATCGCATCATCTTAGGAGCAGCTTGAAGTTTCTTATTTACCTCTGGCTTGCTCTTTTGAAGTTGCTGATACTTCATCCCGTTATACAAAGTCACCACAGCACGACTGTCATATAGTTGACTGAGTTCTTGGTCTGTCCACCCAATAGACTTCGCATAGTCACGGATTTGTTTCCGAACCGCATCACCCTGTGGAGTGGCTAACTCAGGAATCAAACTGGTTAGCTTCTCAGACTCTTGACGGAGATGGTTTTGCAGAGAGGTCTGTTGCTCAGATTGTTGCTGTTGGGCAAGTCTTTGCTGTTCATTCCTAACTACTGCTAATTGCTTCTCTCGCTGACTCTGTTCAGCAACCGCCACGGCATAGCCAATGGGGTCTGTTTCCTTTAGAACATCTAAGTTAACACCCTGATTTTGCTGCGAAAGGAAGCTATCCAACGCTTGCAACTTCTGGGCATATGCCTGTCGCTCTTGTTTTACATACTCTAAGTGATTACGTTCAGCTTCGAGAGCCTTACGTTGTTCAGCTAGAGCCTGAGACTTTTTAGTGTAATCTGCACCTTGTTGATAACCCTTGATAAGTTCGTCAAGTTCTACCTCAACTTCCTCACCACTTGCCTTGACTTTATATCTAGGCTTGGGTTCTTCATCATATTCAACTTCATCAGTCTCTTGTTGGTCTTCTAGTTGACCTTCGGATTGGCCTTCTTCGGCTTCCTCAGAATCACCCATCATCCCTTCAAACGCTGAAGCGGCTTGGTTTACATCTAGGCTTTCACTCCCTTGTGGGTTGGTGTTTTCCATTTGTCATCTCAAAAATCGCTAGAAACCTTCTAGACGGAGGTGTGGCTTTTATACCACAGAATCTACAAAATCTTCCACTTCTTCTCTTTGATTAGAGTTTCCGAGGCCAAGCCTTCTAGGTGTCCTGTAATCAATTCGATTGTCTTGATATATCGATAAGCATCTTCTCTTACACCTATATCACTACTATTTGTGTTAATTATCACACTAATCTGTTGTTTTTTCAAGTTATCTATGACTTCTATGAAAAAGTCATCACTTAAAAGATTCTTAGCCCATTGAGCTTTGAGGTGTTTGTCCATATTGGCTTTGTATTCCTGCAATTACATCGTTGATTGTTAGGTTTTGTGATGGTGCTGAAGCTGTAGAACCACCCAAGATTCTGGTCAACTCATTAAACGTCATGTTCGATGGGTTGGTAGAGACTGGCATTTCAATAGCTTTACCATAATTAGGGTCTAGCAATTGTTCCCATTGAGTACCACGAAGCATCTCTTTATTACCGAAGTCAATCGGTGTTAAAGGTGTGAACGCTGCTGTACCTGTAGGTTTAATTGGGCTAGTCCAATCGGTAGGTATAGGTACTATTGGGAAGCCACCAGAACCAGTAGGTTTTGATGCTGCATTTATACCAGCTATTGTGGCAGCAACACCTGCGGCTCTAATAATATCTGATGCACCCAAACCAGTCTTAGCGGCTGTTGATTCTGTAGGAGGGGGAGGAGTAGTTTTTAAATTAATCTTATCTACACCAGTATCAATTTCAGCAACTCGCTTGGCAATGTTTGAACCAATGTTGGCAGCAGTATCAATACCACCTTGGCTAATCACAGAATTATTACCTGTTAAGCCACCTACATTAAGTATTCCACCCTCTGTAACCAAGCCTGTTGGGGTTTGATAAGTCAAGCCTTGACCACCACCCATGCTTGCAAGATTAGCAGGATTAACGCTTCCATTCATTGTGGCAATGGCTCTAACTGCATCAGCAACAGAGGTAACTGGTGCGCCTACATTAAATGTTAGACCTTGACCACCACCCATTTCAACAAGGTTAGCTGCTCTGCCAACCTTTAGTCCTTCTACAGCATTTGCACCAGATGCATTAGCCAAAGAATAATCAATGCCTAGACCACCAGATGAGCCTGTCAATTTGGCTATGTCATCAGTACTAAGAGGAACAGAACCCTCTGTAGGTGTAGACGAGATTTGACCAGTAGTAGGGTTTAGGTAGCCAGACAAAGCACCACCAGCACCACCAAGCAAAGCACCCTTGAGTACATCTTGACCTGCTAGGGCAGCAGTACCACCACCAAGCAAAGCACCACCCAATGCGCCAGCAGCCACTTGATTAGCACCTGCGCCTAGCAAAGTGTTACCAAGCAATCCACCAGCACCTGTAGCCATCAAAGCTAACTGAGCCGCTGGCATCAATGTTGTCAATAACTTATCTTTACTGGATGCGCCTTGAGTGTAGAAAATTGGCAAGCCTTGATCATCAAACTGAACACCATATCCAGTATTGCCCTTGCCCTCGTAAGTTCCACCAAAGAAGTCACCTTTTTGGCGTTCTGTGTATGTGTTTGGAACTTCTTGACCTGTTACCTTATTACCGAATGTTTCACCAGTAACACCAACAAGTTGACCATCTTTTACTGATACGCTTGTAGCGTCAACAGGGCTGTAGGTAGGTTGGTTATATTCGTCTGTTCCTGTAACAACACCATAAGTAGGCGTTACTTGCGCTGCTTGCTCTGGGCTTAAATCTCTGCGAACGTAATCTACGCCATCACCAGTATCTACTGCTTCCATCACATAAAGCTGAGAGCCAGAACCTTGAACAGGCTGACCATTTAAAGTCATGCCAATTTGTTCAACAGGCTCATACTTTGGAATCTTGCCAAAGTCTTTAATGTTAGTAATACCAATACTGGACAAGATGCGAGCCATGTCCTTGGTAGCAGCATCAGCACCATAGCCACCTGTCCATTGGGAAGTGTCACTTCTAGACTGGATTTGCTTAATCAGATCATCAATAGCAGCCATGATTAACCCTTAATCTCTACGTTAGAAGTAATACCAGCACCGACCTTCATTGCTTTCAATTGAGCCTCAACCTCAAACTCTTGTTGCTTCATAGCGAAGTAGGCTTGTTGTTTCTCACGCTCTAATTGCAACTTAGCCGCTTCTTTCTCACGAAGTAACTGCATCTCAAGACCAGCCTTTTGTTGAGCCATCTGCATATCAATCTGCATTTGCTGTTGTTGCAATTGCATATCAGACTGAGCCTTTTGTTGGTTAGCCTGAATCTCAGCCTGAGTCTTTTGCATCAATGCCTGTACTTCTGGTGGCATTGGAGGCTGTTGTGGAGGAGGAGGATTAGACAATTGTTGATCTTGCTCTGGTGTGATCGCTTTGTAGAACTCACCAGAATCTTTAAACCCTGCCAACTCAACCATCCGACCCAAGGTAGAACGATACTGAGCAGGTGAGACATAAGGGTTAGCAGGGCCATACTGGTTAATCAATTGCTCTTGTTTTGCAAGAACCATGTTCAGCATAGCCATTTGCTCTTGTCTGTTACCAGCACCTAAACCTACGTTAATCGCTACATCGTACTGATTAGCCCATGTGCGAGGGTCAAACTCTACGAACTCACCACGCATACGCACCAAACGAGGCTTGTCTTGGTACTTGCACAATAGATGCAAGATACCTTTAAACAGAGACTTAACACCTGTCTCAGCGAACAAACGAGCCATCAGTTCAATCTTACCTGCACCAGCTTGTTGCATAGAAGCAACAGCAGCAGCAGTCACGTTTTGCAAAATAGATGGGTCTAAACCCTGTGAAGCATCAGACACACCAGTACGCTTGGATTGCATGGTATCCAAGTACTGAAGCATTGGGAAAGCAGCAGTAGCTACGTTCTGCACAGCCAATTGAGATACAGCACCCTGAGACTTGGCACGAATAACACCACCTGCTGTAGATGTAAGCAGATCGTCTAGGTTTACTTGACCTTCAACAGCAACAACACGAGCATTGTTTGTCAGGTAAAGGTTATCAAGAATCTGACGAGTGATCGTAGTCTTGATTAGCTGAATGTCTGTTGTTCTGTCAGCAAGTGAGTTACCAAAGAACTTGTGTGGAATTGGGATGGGGCAAATTGAGTGGAAAGGAACGTAGTCCACTTCCTCGACCATCTCTTTACCCTTGGCATCCTCAAGAATCTCATTAGATGCGTAGAACACTTGAACGAGTGAGGCAATACCCTTACCATTTACATCAGTCTTTACATAGCACTCAAAGACCTCAATCTCTTGCATGGATGGGTCATCAGTCTGTACTTGATAAGGTTGCTCACCAGCAGAGAAACGAGCCACACGCTCTGGAGTGTATGCAAGAGCATCACCCATTTGCAGACCTTCTACCTGCTTCTTGTTAAAGCCCATAGCAACCAAGTCACTACGAGTCAGCATCTGTCTGTGTGCCACGAATGGGCTATCAGCAATAGTTCTAGCCTTCTTGCTAATCAAGAACTCCTCTGGAGGCACGTTCTCAATGCGAACCCTACCGACCATCTTTTTCTGTTGCACCATTACGTTGTGAACAGAGTTAATCATTGGCTGACCCATCTGGTCTAGCGCAGGATTACCCATTTGATCTAGGATTGGAAACTCCTCTGTGTCCTGTTCGACAATCTCCATTGAGTCGTCAGACATAAGCATTGCCAACTCATCGTTAGACAAGTTGAAGTAACGCTCTTTGGTGATGTTTTCTTTGTCTTCCCAATAGGCTTTAACTACGCCATTTTTCTGCAAAAGAGCATCTTTGAACCAATCATGCAGAATGGCTACACCCTCGTTATCACGAGAAAACACCCAATTACAGTAGTCGGTAGCTTGCTTGGCAGAGGCTTCATCCCTTGGGCCTTGTGGTTCAAAAACAACAATGTTATCTGAGCCTGTAAAGATGCGAACTAAGGATGGCAAAGCACCATCAACCGCTTCTGCTACTTCGCCTGTAACGATCTGGCTCTTTCCCTCAACTTCATTTCCATATGGGGAACGTAGGTAAGCTTCTAGTGCTTGCTTACGCTGCTCGACTGTCTCGCTCTCAATAAATCCAATTGAGTCGTCAATCTCAGCTTGTAGTATCGACTTCAAGTCGTTCTGTTCCATGTTTTTCCTTTGGAGGGCGACCCATTCGGGGTTTGTCCAATTGTAATGCTTTTACCACATTTTCCAATAGTTCAATGCGATTTTCAAGTTCTTTTATCTTTGGGGCAAGATTAACCCCTTGGCGTTCTACATACATTACACAATCCATTTCGGTGCTTTGTTAATCGGCTTATCCCAAGTGCTATGACCTTCATCAATTCCAAGGGCTAAGTATCTAAAGCTATCACTTCCATGACTAGACCAATCGTGAAGTGGTCTTTCATAGAATATCTTACGCTTCTCATCGTAATCTCTGCGGTAGTTTCTTAGGCAGTTCAGCCCTGTTTGTACCTTTGGCACGTTAAACCAACACCTAGGCAAGATACGCCTTACCGCTTGGATGCCATCGTCTAGGCTCATCCTTGGGGCTATCTTGATCTCTAGGCCAGCTTCCTCAAGCATCTCTAGTCTGCTCTTACCTGTGCCTAACTCTCTAACCCTAACGTCATGGGGCAAGATATGTTCAGCTTTGGAGTAGTCGTTATCCTTAATCCACTTCACATAGTGGTCTAAGCCTACCCCATGATTCTCGTAGTAGTCGATCAATCTGATCTCTGTACCTACTAACTGAGCCACCCAGATAGACGTAGAGTCACCCATACCCAAATCCCAAGCTGTAAAGGTTCTGCTAAGTTCCTCCCAAGGAATCTCTTGCATATGCTTCTTGTCTTCTAACTCGTTGAGGATTTGACCATAGTAAGAACCCTCTACGGCAGCGTCAAAGCTACATTCAAACTCTTGGCGGTACTTATCCTCACCCATCTCATTGCGAGCAGCCTTCAGTTCTGTGTCATCCACTACACCTGTCTCAGAGGCTTTGAACTCTAGCAAACCCCAACCATCCTCTTTTTCTGCCCTGTCTCGCAGTTCTTTGAAGTGGTTGTGTCCTTTAGGTGTACCGATAAATAAGCACCAGCCTTTGCGGTCTGTCAGGGCAGGTCTAACAATGTCAGTCCATATCTTAGGATTCTGATCGCCTACTTCATCAATGATTACCCCATCGAAAAACTGGCCTCGTAAGGAATCAGGGTTATCTGAGCCATATAACTGGATGCGCCTACCCCAAAAGTCCACCCTCAGTTCTGAAATGTTGCTCGTGCCACCCAAAGGTTGTGTGTACTTGACTAAGTAATCCCACGCCACCCTCTTAGCTTGTCCATAGGTAGGCGCAATGTAGGCATAGCGAGGTGTTTCTTGTTTATTTAGCACCGCCTCACGTATTAGGTGATTGAGGGCAGCAACAGTCTTTCCAAAACGTCTATGAGCCACCACGACAGCAAACCTATTGCCATCTAGTAACTCGTGAACCTTGATCTGGTGTTCCCTTGGTGCGTAAGGGATTTCGATTACTTCGCCCATGTGACCTTCATTTCAATAGGTTTGTTGGAATCACCAGCTAACTCAGTCCTAGCCAATTTAGGAATGTGATACTCAACAACACTTTGAAACATCTCAAAGGCTTTTGCAGGGTTTGGTTTTATTTCGTTTGTAGGGTCACCATACGCAACAGCATCAAGCCACTCAGTAAGCCTATGGGCGTTTTGGTCAACAAACAATGCTATGGCTTGTCTAGCCTCTTGCGTAGCCTTATTGGGCGTTCCAGCCGCCCTCCCGCCTGTTTTAACTCCATTAGCCATACGCAACCTCTCTAAACAAATCTACTTTAGATTGGTCAATCATATTTGGATTAACTTTGTTGTAAGAAAGCAACAGTCTAGCGGCACAAGCACGAGGGCCTATGCTCTCAATAAGTTTCTCATAATCTTGTTTAAAAATGCGCTTCTTAGTGGTTGTGCATCCATTACCACCTTTGCATTTGTTTAAACTTGGCTTATGTAATGAGATAAATTCCACCTCTTTTGCATAGGCAAGTTTTTCTGATGCAAATGTTTCAAGTATTTCTCCAGACAATTTAAAGTTCTTCTTTTGAACCTCAAATCTTTTTCCAGAGCCTTTGCCTATATAAACAATTGAACCTTCTTCGTTCTTTATTGCATAGACATAGAATTTGTTTATTGGTCTTCCAGCCATGTTTGACTCCTCTAGGGTTGGTCAAGGTTAGTATCTGCTCACATTAAGCAGAGTTAGTATATCACTTGCCTTTTTTCATTACTTTTTTAGCAGAACTAAGAGCAATGGCAACAGCTTGCTTGGGGTTCTTGACAACCTTGCCACCCTTACCAGAGTGCAGAGTGCCTTCTTTGTACTCACCCATGACCTTGCCAACCTTTTTCTGACCAGCTTTAGTCATTTTCATCATGCCACCTGTGATATTGAAATATCAACAGCAGTAGCGCCACGGATAACAGCAACCTTATCGCCACCACTAACCTTTAGGTATTCAACAGAGTTTGCAGGAGCCATAGGGCTTGTTGTCAATGATGCAGTTGGGTTTGAGCCAATCTGAAAGTGACAATGTGATGCGCTACCTACTGCCAAGCGAATGATTGTGCAATCAGAAGCAATAGCATTGGACTGAACGCTAGAAGCAGTAACAGTCATAACTTGGGTTGTACCAAGTGTATAAATTTGGGTCAGTTGACCATTGTCGTCACGAGCAAGTTTACTCATTTAAATTCTCCAGTTAATTACCATTTGACCTTATTAGCCCAATATGCTGCACTCATCTTACCCTTGGCAATATTCTCCGCATGACGAGCCTTAAATGCCTCGTTACGCTTCGTGCCATCGGCAGAACCTTTTACGCCTTGCTGACCAAAACGAATCAGCTTCACATCCTCACCAGACTTCGCTAAAACAGCGTGAGACTTGGTTGGATGGTCAGGAGTTCTCTTAGGCTTGTTATAGCCAGAAAACTGCTCTGAGCCTCGCTTAATCATTTCTTTTTAGCAGTCTTAGCCGCTTGCTTAAACGCATCCGCAGTTGGCGCACCCTTCGAGCCAACTTTACGCATACGCTCTGGAGTCTTGCCAGCAGCCTTTTGCGCCTCGATACGATCACGCTTTTTGCGGATGTTCTCATAGAGGCTCATTTTTTAGGCTTCTTTGCTTTGTTCTTTGCAGTACGCTCACCACGCACAGGTTTAGTCTTCTTCTGCATCAACTTCTGCATCATCTCCAGAGCTTGCTGATTTGTCGTTCCCATCATATTCATCCTCGGTTATTGGCCCACCTGCAATCCATGCCTCACAAGTTCTCTTGGAAGCACACTTAAAATCAAACACTTCGCAGTAACCTAAGTCACCAGCGTCAATCACTTCCCAAGCATCCATCTCCTCGCCATTC